GGATCGCTCAGACTTCTTTGCAGAGACTTCTTCTGGTTCTCCCATCGGTGGCCCCGGACGTACCATCTTACCGGATGATCGGCTGACTGAGGATGAGTTGAAAACTGCGAAGAAGTACGGGATTCCTGAAGCTGACTTCCTAGCCCAGAGAAAGACGATGCAGGTGTACCATGACTGATACAGCTAAAGGTCCAGCATTCACATCGGCTTCAATGCCGAAGCCGGCTACCGGGAGTCAGAAGACCCCGATTGATAGCCTTCCACAGTCGGTGAAGTCGATGGCTCAGGCTATCGTTGAGGCTTCACTTGATACGATTGTAGCTGCCCCACTCAATGCCCCAGACTTTGTGAACTTGGTTCCGGTGAATCCTGGGATCTCGTTCAGGTGGGTAATGCACACCCTCTACAAGCAGGATGGAACTCAGAACTCCATTCGTTACGAAGAGGCAAAGGCCCAGGGGTTCGAGCCTGCCAGGATAGAAGATATTAAAAATCCCCCGATGGCTTATGCCGGCGATGGGGGTGTAAAGTTCGTGAACGGCGATTTGATTCTGATGAAGATCAGTCGTCGGACTTACGAAGGCGCCTTGCTGTGGAAGGATCAGCAGGCGGCAAAACAGATGTTAGCGGCGTCGGGAAGGAATGCAGCTGGAGAGGTCCAGAAGCAGGTTGGAAGATCGGCAGGAGGAAAGATTCAAACTTATGTCCCCACCCAGACAGAGCTTGAAGCCTTTGTAAGTGCTGATTCAAATGAAGGGGCATCGCCCCTAGGAGGTATGTGATGGCCAGTGTTACTGGTGTATCAGCTGTCATGTATGGCTCTCGTAGTGGTTCTGGAACCCAGCCTACCGTTCGTCGATTGGCTGAAGCAGCCTCCAAGACCTTCCTACAGGGCGTACCTGTTCAGTTGGTTGCAGGCTATCTGCAAGAGTGGGATGGATTGACAGTTGCTTTTGGTACTGTTGGAATCTCGATGGAGGCGGCTAGGAACAGATCGGCTGCTGGTGTTCCACAGATTATCAACACCCCTCCCGCAGTTGCAAATGAGCCGAATGCGGTGGTGATTCAGGTTCCACCGTTCGACGATGGAAAGCTGAATGTTTATCAATCAGAGAATGATACTTACTTCTTCGGCCAGGTTGGAGTAGCCACGGCTACGCAGGCTATGATTGGTACTCAGTATGGACTTACCAAGGATACCGACAATCACTGGTATGTTGATACTTCCAAGACTACCGTTGGTACAAACACTGTAGTAACCATCGTTGGTCTTGATGATTGGGACCCGCGAGGCGTTTACTTTCAGTTCACGACTGGCGCTCAGCAACAAGCATAAGGAGGAGCAATGCAGGTACGTGGTCAATTTTCACAGCTACAAGCTCCCGGATTGCATGGTCTCTTTGTGCAATGGGAGAAGTTGCATCAGAAGGATGAGGAATGGCCTCACATCTTTAACAAGGAATCATCTGATCGGGCATTTGAGGATGAGGCCGAGTTTGTAGGTGTAGGACCGCTGGTGCAGAAACCAGAAGGCGAGCCGACGACTTATCGTGACGCAGCGCAGGGCGGGACGAAGCGGTTCCAGATGTTCACCTACGCACTTGGCGTCCGAAGTTCTTATGAACTTTACAAGGACGATATGTATGGGTTGGTGAAAAAGATTCCATCCGCGCTGGCGCGTTCTGCTCAGTTTGCCCGTGAGGTTAATACCTGGGGAGTTATCAACCTAGGGTTCACGTCAAGCACGAATATTCTGAACAGCTATGTGACGGTGGACGGGAACAATCTGTTCAACACGGCACATAATCTTCTTGGGGGCAGCGCAGCTACTGCCATCGCACCTGGGGCATCTTCTTATTACACAAGCCCAGGTACATGGCCAAATCGCCCTGCCACCGACGTTGATCTCTCCTTCACCGCTCTCCAGCTTGCCATGAACAACTTCCGCCGGATGCCCGATGGAGTTGGTATGCCGATCAAGGTCCGCCCTCGGACTCTGCTGATCCCGCCGGAACTTATCTGGATTGCCCGGGAAATTCTCGGCTCCCCACATAAGCCCTACACGGCGGACAACGAGATCAACAGCTTGCTGAGTGAGAACCTGGATTACTTCTCCTATTCTTATTCTCCTAGCCTGTCGGCTTGGTATCTGCTGTCAGATAAGAGTGAGCACTCTCTCAAGCATATCACTCGTGAGCCGCTTGATGAGATGTTCTCTGATGACTTCGACACCATGTCCATCAAGCAGGTGACGATGGAACGGTACGGAGTCGGCGCCTTCCATTGGATTGGTACGTGGGGATCTAACGGTCCGTAGCCTCTTCAGGTAAGGGGGAGGGGCAACCCTCCCTCCTCTGAGGAATTGTTTCCATCGTAAACGATTCAACGAAGTGGAGGCACAAAGTGGTTCATGAAGGAACAGTAACTGAGTATCCTCTGAACACCCCAGCTCACAGATTTAAGTATTACTGTGATGGGTGTCAGTGGCAGTCTCATCAAGAGACGAGGGAATCGGCTGTGGCGATTGGAGCGCAGCATCGGGAGCAGTTTGGTTATGTTCATCCGATTGAGCCCTCGGGGCTGGCCGAAGAGTCTAAGCCGCTCGTAACAGAAAAGCCTGTTTACGACTTTACAAGGACAAGCACTTCGACGCCGGCTGTAGTAGAAGAGGTTTAACATGGCAAGGGGTTATCTACGTCACAGCGCGATTATGGGTGACCCCTGGCACCGTTGTCAGAGATGCGACTGTGAGTGTAGAATCTCGCAGTTGAATTGGCAGAACGGGCTTCTTCTCTGTGAGAAGTGCTGGGATAACCCAGAGGCTTGGGCCCGAGATACTCAGATCCAAGACGCCCTTACTGATAGCCCAGAAGAGGCGCAGGTAGCAGAAAAACTCCGAGGGAGTACGAATGAACCGGAACCACCTATTCCATAATCGTGTCATAAGCCCCACTAATTGCGGTGGGGTCTGGGTTTTGGCAATCAGGCTCACCCGTCGGACCTGATTCTGGGTACCTAGTCTTACCATCGCCAAGTAGGTAGGTGCCCGATCAGGGCTAGTGACACGATTTTAACCCTCCTCTGGAGGAGATTGGGCGCTGAGGCGCAGGAGAATTGAGATGTCAGTTTCATTTTTTAGAGGGGTTAGGTCGGTATTCATGGATCAGGTCTTAGCCCCGATCACAGGGGCAACTGGGGCGATTACTAGCTCTGATAACTCACTTCCATCCTCGGCTCCGGGAGGACTTCAGGTTATTGCTAATACCGCAACAGGGGCATATACCCTGATTCCTCCGATTGCAGGTTCCCCAGTTCCTCCGACTGCTCAGGCAACCCAGTTTCCCACCGGCCTCGGCGGGCAGACAATGCAGGGTGGAGATGATGGGAAGGTTCTTACGATTCTTCTTACTACCGCACAGGTTGCCGTGATTACTGTGGGAACCGCAGGGCATGGCTACATCAATGGGTCGAAGAATGTGATCACTTTTACCGCTACAATTGGAAACTACGTCATCCTTGAGGCATATAATGGAATTTGGTATGTCCTCGGAAATGTAGGTGGGACTCTTTCAGGAACCTAAACTTCCTGGCTTGTAAGGGGATAAAATGCTCAACATCGAAATCAAAACGATTCCCCACGATCAGCAGCGGTACCCAACTGTTGGTGATTACTGGATTGACTCTAGGGATGGGAAGCTACAGATTAGGGTAAGTGAGATGGGAGACTGGAGGTACGAGGCCCTCGTAGCTTTCCACGAACTTGCTGAGTATCTTCAGATCACCCATCAAGAAATCTTGATTGATGAGATTGATCGGTATGATATTCAGTATGAGGAGTCCCGCCGTCCAGGGGATTTTAGCGAGCCGGGAGATAACCCACAGGCTCCTTATTTTAAGGCACACACCGTTGCAACTGATCTTGAAGCCACGCTTGCGATGAGGCTGGGAGTTGATTGGGGTGATTATGACAAAGCAGTTTGTTCTCTTTAGCCGCTGCTTCGCAGCAGCAATTTTATGCTTGATGTTTGCTATGCAGCTTCGCATCATCAGATTTATCAACACGA